ATCGTCGGTTCCGCAGGCAACCACACCATGGAGAGCGAACCCGATCAACTCAGTCTGCTGCGGGACATTTTGGCGCTGAAGATCATCGTTGACCGAGAGCTACTTACGGCCGGCGAGATCTTGGCCGATCCCTACGGGAATCCCGCGAAGCGAGACGCCCTGGAACGGGAAGGAGTCAAGAAGTGTGGGGGCTATCTACTGGTCGCGACTCGCCTGATGGAGTCGCGGCTGAGGGGGACAGTCTGGGAACACCAGAACATCCACGAGATTCTCGCAAGACTGCCGAGAGCTGCCATAGGGAGAGATAAGCGTTATCGGTTCGGCGGTGTTCGCCATTATCCCGTAGCGATCCCCTGGGAGATTGTCGACCAGTTTCTCACGGACGATGGAGAGGAGGTCACCGATGACTTCTAAGTGGGACAAAACGGGCCGATGGGACAGCAGTGGGACAGAAAACGGGACACGGAAATGCCCTGTTTTCCAGGCTCAAACGCGTTTTTGTCCCACTGTCCCATTCTTTTATAGAGATAGATATGTAAAGGGGGAAAAACGGGACTGGATGCGGTTGTTCAATAACCATCCTTCTATGTATCTCTGCCCCCTGGTTTCGGTGGGACAGTGGGACAAAACGTCCTATCCCGTGTGGTATCAAGGGTTTGTGCTGTCCCATCCGCTACTTCTACTCGGGGACGTGTCCCATGGATTCATGGGACAGGCGGCGGCGTCCGACGTTCTCGACCCATCCCACCCAATATTGGAGCAACGTTGATGCCATCCAAACCCCTACGCACCTGCTCGACCCCTGGCTGTCCGAACCTCACCCCCAAAGGCAAGTGCGATACCTGCAAAGCGAAGCGAGGCACCGACGGACCGCGGGCGCCGTGGCACGCGCAATCGCATCGATGGTACGCCAGCGCACGATGGCGGGAGGCGAGGCAGCGGTTCCTCGTGGCGCATCCGTTGTGCGTTCAGTGTGAGCAAGCTGGACGCGTGGTGCCCGCAACCGTGGTTGATCACATCGTTCCACACCGAGGCAACCCAGAGCGATTCTGGGACGTGCTGAACTGGAGATCCCTTTGCGTCTCACACCACAATGCCAAGTCGGCCAACGAGTGACGACCCGGGGCCCCCATTCGAGGTATAGAAACACGATCCTGCTTACCGCGGCCCCCAAACGCGTACTCACGGGCAGGTAAATGGCTTCAGGCAGGAAAACCAATTTTTGGAAAGTAGGCAAAATGGACACAAAAGCACCCGATCACCTTTCGCCCCGGGCAAAAGAACTCTGGGGGCAGTTAGTTCCCCGACGCTGTGGCTCTCCCGAACAGAAAGTGTTGCTACAGGCGGCGCTCGAGGCACTCGACAGGAGCGACCAGGCCGGAAGGATCTTGGCGGCTGAAGGTCTCACCATCAAAACGCTGGGCTCCGGTACCGTCCATGCTCACCCTTGTATCCAAATTGAAAAAGAGAGTCGCGCTGCTTTCGTCAAAACGTGGAACCTGCTGAATCTCCAGTGGACACCGGGACATTGTGCGGTGAGGTCTCCCGATGGCAAGTAAGGCACTTAGCACCGCAGAGCATAATCGACGCGGGACTCTTCGGCGTGACCGGCACAGTCGCATCCCGCGGAAGCCGGCGGCGAGTAAGCCCTCCTGTCCCGCCTGGTTGGACAAGACGGCGAAAGCGGAGTGGCGCCGGCTTGTCGGCGAACTCCATTCCCGCGGTCTGGTCGACGGCTTGAACCGTGATTCGCTCGCGTTGTATTGCACGACCCTTTCCCGATTCAGGAAAGCTCTGGCCGAGATCGGGGCACACGGCGAAATACTCACGACCCAGGACGGCAAGCAGTATCGCTCGCCCTGGTTATTGACGGCCGAAGAGTCTCAGCGGCAGTTGACTAAGCTGGCGAACGAACTGGGCTTGTCGCCGGCTGCGCGTGACAGACTGGGGGCTAGAGATCCCGCGGCAACCGAACCGGATTCCAAGAGCCGCTTTTTTCGAGTGACAGGATAACAAAAGGTGGAAATAACCATGACCGAATTTGACGAACTGATTGCTGTGCTCAAGGAACAAAACGCCCTGCTTGAGCAGATTTCGAGTGACCTTGACGACGTTTTAGAAGCGACCCGGTCATTGCTCTCGATCGCACTCGCGAATGATTCAGCCAATCCTCCGGCCGGCGGCGCGTCGGCCTAACCCTTAGACGTTTTTCCAACCACATGAAGGAGCGAGTTTCAATGAGTACGACAATGACAACCAACGAAACACACCGGCGCCTCGAAAGCCTCTTGGCGTCACCCGCGGCGGGAAAGCTGCTTGCTGCCGTCGATGCCCAAGACCGCGAAAAGCTGGCGCAAGATCGGACCGCGGCGGCGTCTACGCTGGCCGAGATCATCCCGGCGCATGACGCGACGATGGCCAGCATGGACGCGGACCTGTCCGTGTCGGCCGATGCGCTGCAAGCGGCGAGAGAGTCGCTCGCGGAGTGCAAAAAACACCACGATGCTCTAGCACGCGAGCGTGCCTGGATTCGCCTCAACACGGAGGCCAAAGAGCGCACATTGCGGGAAGCGGTTCGACACGCGGCGGATCCGGCATTGCGGGAGTTCCTCAAGGAACTGGCGAAGATGTTTGACGAGACCCGGAGCGAGGGGAAACCTGACTTGCGGAGCACCGGCAAGAAAATCATCGACTTGATTTCTGGCAAGCGGCGGGCGCCGTTCATTTACGACTGGACCCGCATCCAGGCACGGCAACTGGCGATCCGATCTGCCAAGGTCGAGGCCGAGGCGGCGATGGAGCAACCGCTGTCCGTGGCCGAAGTCGATCACCTCGTTAGCCGACTGCGCTCGAGCATCCCCCCGTTGCCTCGTTGACGATTCCCGTTCCGTTCCTGACCTCAAGACAATTCACCCCTCACGTTTTTTGACAAGGACTTTTGACATGAGTACGATTCTCGATTCCGTCCGCAAAACCCGAGCGGACTTTCTGGCAGAGGTGATCAAAGCCGGCGATACCGGCTACCACCCCGACCTCCAGCCATTCGCGGCGGCTCCCGGAATGCGGAGCGACGTCGATTCGCTCGGCGGCTTTTTGATCCCCGGCGACTGGGCTGAAGACATCTGGACGAAGATGTATACCACCAGCGAAGTCTTGGGACGGTGCGAAGACTTCGGGGCACCGGCAGGAAACCGGCACTATTTGCCGTGCATCAACGAATCCAGTCGAGCGGACGGAAGCCGTCACGGGAGCGTTTGCGCCTACTGGACTCGCGAAGCTGCTGCAATCAGTGACAGCAAGATGAAACTGGGCGTTCAGACTCGCGGACTCCGCAAGATCATCGCACTTGGCTACATCACCGACGAAATGCTGGAGGATGTGCCGCAGTTGGTCGAATTTGCCACCCGTGTTTTTTCGCTCGAACTCAGTTTCGCGTTCGCCGAAGCGATCATCAACGGGACCGGCGCAGACAGGCCGCAAGGTCTGCTTCATAGTCCGGCGAAGATTTGCGTTGACAAGATCACCAATCAAACCGCCGGAACAATTTGGCCTGGCAACGTGACCGCGATGATAGCCCGCATGTGGCCGGGAAGTTTTCGCACGAGCTGCTGGTTGTTCAATCCGGAATTGCTGCCGCAACTTTCCGCACTGGCGGACCAAGGCACGTTCGGCTCCGGTGCAACCGACGTGGGCATTGCTCCCGGTCCGTTGTGGAACTGGGACGGCAACGCCTACAGCGGCGGCTGGCCGACCTTGTGTGGTCGACCGGCGATCCCCATCGAAAGCTGCCAAACGGCCGGGACCGAGGGTGATTTGATTTTGACTTCGCTGAAAGACTACGGCATCGTGGCCAAGCCTAGGGGCGTTTTGTCCATGCACGTGCGTTTCATTTACAACGAGTCGGCGTTTCGACTTTCGATGCGGTGCGATGGGGCGAGCCTGTGGGGCGAGCCATTGACCCCCATCTACGGATCGAGCACGTTTTCCCCGATCGTCACTTTGACAACGCGAGCATAGTTGAAATGCGGGTGTCGTATCTCGGAAAACGTCCGACACCCGACCCACGAGCCTGGTTGAGGCGGTGCCGATGCGATGGGTGGCAGAGTTTCACCAAGTAACATCGGCACCGCCTCCCGGCCGGACTCGAAAACAACGAAAAAAGGAACCCGGACATGATAGTTTCACCCATCGAAATCTTCGCGGCCCCGGCTAGGCATCTGGAAGAGGTTCGCGATGGAATCGAAACGGCAATCAACCATCACAATCGACAGCGACGTCAACGCAATCCTCTGGCAACGGCGTTGCTCGAATCACTCCAAGCCGGCGTCAATCGAGCTGCTAAGAGGCAAAACGCCGACGTGGCCCCCCTTACCAGGAGAATTTTGTCATGAGTATCGACAGCAAAATCGCGGCCCGTCTGTGTTCCGAACACGGCGACTTGTGGGCTATCGATGCCTTCGCACTAGAACGGGCGATATGTGCCGAAGATTGGGAACCGCCAGTTTTCCACGTGCGAGACATTGCCCCGTCTGGTCGGGGATCTGGCGCCAAGGGTATGCAACTCATTCCGATCATAAACATGCTGACTGATCGACCAGGGTATTTCACGGGAACCAGTTACCGCGACATTGATGCGGCAACACGGGCCGCAGTAGGCAATCCGATGGTTGGAATCATCGGTTACGAGATTCATTCCCCTGGGGGGAGCGTGGCCGGCCTCAAGGAAGTTGGAGCGACCATTGCTTACGCCAGCCAACGAAAACCGACAGTTGCGTTCGTTTCAACGCTAGCGGCGAGTGCGGCCTACCACCTGGCAAGCCAGACTCGGGAAATCATCCTGAGCCCAAGCGGCGAGGTCGGCTCGGTTGGGGTGTTTTCAATGCATGCGGATTTTTCCCGCCAATTGGACCAGGACGGCGTGACGATCAGTTTCATACACGCAGCCCCATTCAAAATTGAAGCCAACCCGTATCAGCCTCTTGGCGACGAGGCTCGCGTTCACATCCAGAGCCGAGTCAACGAAGCGTACGATGAGTTTGTTGCCGCAGTTGCTCGGGGTCGGAAGCGTTCGGAAGCGTTCGTGAAAAAAAACTTTGGCCAAGGCCGAACGGTTACGGCCGAGCTGGCGTTGGCCAGTGGCATGGTTAATTCCATTCAATCGCTAGATTCGGCGATTAGTCGCATACTAAACCCACCGAGCAAGACACGATCCCTCAAGTCTCGGCTGGCGTTGGCCGAGGCGTGGGACCCTGAACTTTGATGCGCTCGCCTCGCTCCGAGCCGTCGGCGGCCCGTTTCAAAGCGGACGGCAACCGCCGGCGGCTCACTATTGAGGATAGGAAGAAAGAATCATGGGAAATAGGCTGAGATGTTGCAAGGAATGCTGCGAAGTCAGCGACGATTTCAACCGGACCGATTCGACCGACATTGGCCCGTGGGAGGAATGTTCGGGCGACTGGGAGATAGATTCCAACGAGCTGTCCGTCGACGGTGACGATGCTGTTGCCGTCTTTCTCAAGCGGTGCAAGACTCGCGGCCTTGGCTCTGTTGAACTTACAAACATTGCCAACGGGAAGTCCTACCGCCTGATCTGCGGCATCGGAACGAAACTCGACCCATGCTCTACCGCTTACACTTCGGTCATTGCCGAATA